GGTGCTGGTCGGTGATGGCGCGTTGACGCTGGATGATCTGCATAATCCTGTCGGGCAGGAAGAGATCAAGATTGTGCCAGTGATTGTTGGTGCGGGTGGAGGCGGGGGTTCAATTCTTGCTGGAATTGCACTAATTGGCTTGTCTTTTATTAGCTTGGGTGTTGGTACGGCGTTTGCTGGTATAGGAGGCAGCACGCTGTTAGGGGGAACGGCGGCGGCTGGTATTGGTTCAACTTTTCTTGCAACAACAGGGGTTGCTTTAGTGCTTGGAGGCGTTGCACAGTTGATTTCACCAACGCCTGCAACTCCACAAGGCCCAGATACTCAGCAGGATCCACGCAAGTCATTTTCGTTTTCCGGCATTCAAAACACCTCGCGTGGTGGAACGCCAGTGCCAATCGTTTACGGCAAAACCCTGACCGGCAGTGTTGTCATCTCTGCTGGCATTGACACTGAGCAGGTGCAAGCATGACCACGATTATTGGTTCAGGCGGCGGCGGTGGCAAAGGTGGTGGCGGCAGTAGCCGTTCACCTAAAACAACGCCTGACAGCCTTGACTCTCGTCAATATGCAATCGTCCTTGACCTTATTTCAGAAGGCGAGATCGAAGGCTTGGTTGACGGAAACAAGTCGATTTTTTTGAATGAAACTCAGCTGCAGGCTGATAACGGTGAATTTAACTTTGAAGACGTTACTGTCTACACCCGTAACGGAACACAGGCGCAAACATACGTTCCAATCTTGTCTGGAACGGAAAACGAGCGGCCGATCAATCGTCCTGTGCGTTTTGGGCAGGATGTTATTGAAACGGTAACTGACACGCAGGTTGATGCGGTCCGAGTCACAATCACTTTAAATCAGCTGCAGAAGATCAATACCAAAAACGGTGACACGCTTGGCACCAGCATTAGAACCAAAATGTTCCTTGAGTATTTCAACGGAACAGATGGAATCACGCAGTCGTATGGCGACCCTGTTGTCAACGATAAAATTAGCGGTCGTTCAGAAGACAGGTATCAGAAGGACTACCTGCTTACATTAGATCGACCCAATGCAGGCGATAGCGTCCGCGTCAAAGTAATCAGGACACACCAAGACAACCGCGACGCAACCAACCAAGAGAAGGACAACATAATTCTGACTAATGATTTTTCTTGGTCCAGCATGACTGAGATTAAGTATGCGAAGCTGCGCTATCCAAACAGTGCATTGGTTGCATTGCGGGTTGAGGCAGAGCAGTTCAGCAGTATCCCGACTCGAAAGTATTTTGTCAAAGGCGTCAAGGTCAAGATTCCTGCTGGTGTCACTGTTGACTCTGACACTGGGCGAATCATCTACCCGGAAAACTTTGTCTGGAACGGCACGTTTGCTGCTGCCACTTGGACGTCTTGTCCTGCGTGGATTCTTTATGACCTGTTGACTAACACCCGCTATGGGTTTGGCAACTTTATTGATACCGCGCAGCTTGATAAGTATGCGTTTTTTGCGGCGTCTAAATACTCCAATGCTCTTGTCGATGATGGTTTCGGCGGTCAGGAAGCACGCTTCAGCTGCAACACCACAATTCAAACAGCAGAAGAATCGTTCAAGCTGGTCAATGACCTGTTGTCTGTTATGCGCTGCCAAGGTTATTGGGCAGCAGGCAGTCTGACGATTGAACAAGACGCACCAAAAGACGCTGCTTATCTGTTCACCAATGCCAACGTTACAGAAGAGGGTTTCAACTACAGCGGCAGCAGTCTCAAAACTCGCCCTACTGTTGTTGTCGTCAGCTATTTGGACATTGATCTGCAAGATGTAGCCTATGAAGTCGTAGAAGATCACGACGGCATTGCCAAGTATGGCGTGGTGCGTAAGGAGTTCAGCGCCTTCGCTTGCACCAGCCGTGGTCAAGCGGCACGCATCGGCAAGTGGATTCTGTACTCAGAGAAGTACGAAAAGGAAGTTGTCAGCTTCACCAGCAGCCTTGATGCAGGGCAAACGGTAAGGCCCGGAATGATCATCCAGATTGCAGATCCTGTAATTTCTGGTGCTCGTAAAGGTGGACGGATCAAATCTGCCACCAGCAACACGATTACTGTTGACGACACAGCCAACACAGATCTGACCTTTGCTGATGGCTCGTTCCTTTATGTGATCTTGCCTGATGGAACGGTTGATGGTGAAGTTGCAGACGAGAAGCTCCGTGTGACCGACATCACCAATGGTGTTATTACTGTTGACCGTGATTTCTACGTAACACCTAACGCCAACAGCATTTGGGTTTTAGAAACGCTTGGTACGGGTGCAACAGATATTCAGCCAACAACGTGGCGCGTGCTGTCGATTGAAGAGCAAGAGGGACTGCTCTACACGATCAGCGCTGTTGCGTATAACGCCAGCAAGTATGCGTTTGTCGAAGATGGCGAGGCACTGCAAACTCGCGATACAACCAACCTAAACATTATTCCTGAGCCGCCAGAAGATGTTGAGGTGTTAGCAACCATTCCGCCCGGTGGAACGGTGCCCACCAAAGAGGTGCAGTTTGTCTTTAACGGCAAGGTAGCCATCAAGATCACATGGCACTGGCGCGTTCCAAGTGGTCAAACAACTAAGAAGTTCCGCGTTCGTTATCGCCACGAAGATGACAACTTCACTGAGGTAATTGTCCAAGGCACAACGTTTGACATCCTTGACGCCAAAGTCGGGAATTATCAGATCCAAGTGAGCTGCATTAGCAGCAGCAACATTCTGTTCAGCAAGCCTGCACTGGCGAACTACACCGTCCAGGGCTTAGGTGCTGCACCAAACGACATCCGCAACTTGAGCCTCACGCCAACAACTGAGACTTTGGCGATCTTGTCTTGGAAAAAGGTTGATGAGTTGGATGTGCAGCTTGGTGGCCGCATCATCATTCGTCACGATCCACGGGCTCTTGCACTTGCAGAGTGGAACGCCAGCAACCGGATTGTCGATGGCGTTTCTGGTGCATCAACGCAAAAACAAGTGCCACTGCTTGCTGGAACGTATTTTCTGAAGGCAGAGGATTTTCAAGGCAACCGATCTATCAATGAAACAGCGTTTGAGGTTGCATTGCCGCAACCAGAGTCAAGGCATGTCGTCAAAACCTATGAAGAGCACAACCTAAGCACGCCGTTTAACGGCACGAAGACCAACTGCAGCGTTGTTTCGGGCAACCTTGATTTGGTGCCAGACCCATACGTTGCTTTGGGTTATGCCGATGACTTGTACTTTGAAGTTGATGGAGCGGCAGAGTATCAGTTCCAGGACACGTTTGACCTTGGCGACACGTTTGATTTCATCGTTCGCCGGAGCATCGTCAGTTTCCCCACTGAAACAACAGGCGTTTTGTTTGATTCACGATCCGGTTTCTTCGATGACGCCACTGGCTTGTTTGATGGCACCACGTCTGATGTGGTCAATGTGGTGACTTATGTCAGAACAGCAACGGTGGTATCACCATCTGAATCGGACTACACGCCGTGGGCTGAGTTTGTTGCTGCTGTAGTGCAGGGCCGTCACGTTCAGATTAAGGCTGAGCTTCAGACAACCGATGAGTTCACCAACGTTTCGGTGGATCAGCTCGGCGCAACACTTGAACTGGCACGCAGAACTGAGTCAAGCACTGAAACGACCAATGCTGCGGCGACTAGCTACACGTTTGATAATGCGTTTTACGCAACGCCAACGGTCAACATTACGCCGCACGATTTAGACCAAAATGATCATTATCACTTGACGAACGTATCAACGACTGGATTTACGATTGAGTTTGTCCACGGAAGTGGCGGCCATAGCCTCGCTGAGCAGTTCAGTTACACTGCAACTGGATTCGGTCGCGCCCTGTAATGGCTCCTCAGTCAGACCAAACGATTCAGAACGCCACGTTTCCGAACGTCAGGGCTGACATCAATGACAACCTTGAGGCGCTGTTTACGCAAAGTTCTGGTGCGTCAGAACCGACGACAAAGGTTGCGTTTCAGCCGTGGGTTGACACCAGCACGTCACCACCGACGTGGAAGATTCGCAACGCTGCCAACTCAGCGTGGATCACTGTTGGAGTTTTAGACCCGTCTAATTTTCAGGTCGGTGGCGTCACACCGATTGCAAACGGTGGTACGGGTCAAACCACTGTTGCAACTGCAATTGCAGCACTGCTGCCAAGTCAAACGGGTAACGCAGACAAGGCATTGGTGACTAACGGCACTTCGTTGTTGTGGAGCGCCATTACGTCATCTTCGTTTACTAAATACACGTTTGCTGCTGGTACGGGCACTGGCTCAACGCGCACGCACACTTGGACGAAGCCCAGCAGTGGATCAACTGCGATTGTGTTGATCTGGGGCGGTGGTGGTGCTGGCGGTGCAGACAACAACGAAGGTGGAGGTGGCGGTGCTGGATCTAATTGTGGATTTGGCCTTTTCCCGTTATCAGAGCTTGGTGCAACTGAAACGATCACGATTGGTCGAGGTGGTCAAGGTTCATCGGGTGACGGCAATGGTGCTGTCGGAACTCATTCAACATTTGGCAACCTTGTTACCAGCTATGGCGGCAGAGGTGGTGACGATGATGACGGTCAAACCGCAAAGGGCAGCACGCCATTTGGCAGAGGTGATTTGGACAGCACTGGTTTTTCTCCAGCCTTTGACCTTTTTTCTGGCGGGAACGGAGCACAACAGAGAGGGGATGGACAAGGTGCTAGCACCGGAGGCAATGCTGTATTTGGCGGTGCTGGTGGTGGAGGATGTGATGCTTCGGGAAATGTAAGCGGTGCTGGTGGCACCAGCATTTTGGCTGGAAACGGAGGTGCAGGAAGAGGCGGTTCATCCAATGGCATAGATGGTTCAACTCCTGGCGGTGGAGGCGGTGGTGCGGAAGATGGCAGAGCAGGTGACGGCGGCGATGGTGAGTGCTGGGTGTTGATCTTCTAAGTAAACTGTTTTCAGGAGGTGCGTTATGGCTGTCGCTCCAGGTACTTACAACTTCACGCTGCAGCGTCGAGCGGATTATTCGCTTGACCTGCAGTTCAAGGACAGCAACGACGCTGTAGTCGACCTGACGGGCTACACCGTTTACGCACAGGCTTGGAACGAAGGGCGCACCACAAAGTCAGCTGACTTTACGGTGACTTATACCAATCGCAGCAACGGTCAGATCAGTATTAGTCTGACTGACACGCAAACAGCAACGTTCCCTGATGAGTTGCGATATGACGTGTTGCTCGAAGATTCAGGGGGCGGCCGCGAGTATTACCTAGAGGGAACCATTTTTGTAAGCCAAGGCTATACATCGCCATGACAACCGTAAACGTCACCACCCAGAAGAACACTGTTTCTGTAACTGCGGCAGGAGCAACGACAGTCGTCGAGACACCAAAGACGACAACAGTTGAACTGACAACTGGAACGCGGGGTTTGACGGGTGCCCAGGGACCACAGGGCGAAACTGGTAGTCAGGGACCACAGGGCGAAACTGGACCTCAAGGTGCTACCGGGGCCACAGGCGCAACTGGGGCCGCAGGGGCAGACGGTAGTGATGGTGCCGCTGCAACTATCGCTGTTGGTACGGTCTCAACTGGTGCAGAGGGTTCAAGTGCAACAGTGACAAACAGCGGCACAAGTAGTGCTGCGGTTTTTGATTTTGCGATCCCTCGTGGGGCGACTGGAGCAACAGGCGCTACTGGAGCAACAGGCGCTACTGGTCCAACAGGTCCGCAAGGTCCAGCAGGAGCTGACGGCGCAGATGGCGCTACTGGACCACAAGGACCTGCAGGAGCTACCGGCGCTACTGGTGCCACTGGTGCTGCAGGTGCAGACGGCGCTGATGGCGTTGATGGCGCTGCAGCCACGATTTCTATCGGCACGGTAAGTACCGGTGCTGCGGGATCTAGCGCCACTGTTACTAATAGCGGTACTTCAAGCGCAGCTGTTTTTGACTTTGCAATTCCTCGCGGTGCTACTGGCGCGACTGGTGCGACCGGAGCCACTGGTGCAGCGGGTGCTGACGGCAGCAATGGTGCAGACGGTGCCGATGGTGCAGCTGCAACGATTGCGGTTGGCACGGTAACGACAGGCGCTGCAGGTTCAAACGCGACTGTTACTAATAGCG